CGATTCCCTTATACTATGAAAGTGATCCGACTAATTAATTATGGCAGTAGGGACTAAAGTTGAAGAGTATTTACAAGAAGCATCTTCGAATTTGAGGAATGCTTTGGCATTTGCTGCAAGAGGAGAACGTCCTTTAGTTTGTAATAGTATTACTAAACTCTTACTTGATGTTGAACATATAATGACCTTTGATGAATTAATGGATGTAATGGAGGACGCCAAAAATAATGTCTAAGAGATCTTGGAAGAAAAAGGACAAGAAAGGTCGTGAAGAAACCTGGGAGTGGGAAGAAACTCCAGAATTAACTGAGTTTATTAAACGTCAGGCGACTAAACGACTTCATGAAGACATCAAAGGAAAAGATAAAGGAGTCGAATGAAGCTTTGTTTCATGCCAGATGGAATCTTCCAAAGGCAGCAGTACATTGCGATTTGTCTCAAGACGAGATGAAAATAGAATTTCTTAGATATATAAAGAATCCACCCCCAATTTGTGACCAACAATGTCTGCCCATCATAATCCGATGAAAAAATTTCTAACAATTTTTGCTACAATTCCTTTTTTATCATCTCCTGCATATGCTTATCATTGGCATACTGATCGGGTATATGATGAAGTTTGTTACAAAGAAGTATACACAGAAAAATATATTCCAGGTAGAAATAGATATGAGAGAGGAAGAATAGTTCATAACTTTGATAAAGTAGAAGTTCCATGTTATGGACGTTCTTATACTACAGTTCCTACTCCTAGGCCTACTGTAACGAGAACACCATCAGCTGATGGAAATGAATGTATAGAAGGTACTATACTTGGTGGTATTTTGGGTGGTGGAATAGGAGCAGCTATATCAAGAGGTGATGGGAGATGGTGGGCAATTCCAACAGGAGTTGTTGCTGGAAGTTTAGTTGGATGTGATATTGATGGAGGTTGATGTCAGTTTTTAATGTTTCTAAAGCGATTCATTCCTCTACAGGCAATCGTTCAAAATTAACGGATAATATTTTTATTTGCAAAACTTTTTCTAAAGAGTATTGTAAGGATATTGTTAGTGCTTGTGAGGAATTATCTGATCAATTTGTTATATCAAGACCTGACCAACCTTATGCTGTTGATCATTTACCTTTAGAATATCTTGGTGCTTCTTTTTGTCATAAATTTAATGAGATATTAGATAAGTACTTAATAAATTCTATAGTATCATTCTATGGAATGAAAGAAAGACCATCATATTCTTTATTAAGACCATATATTGCTAGATATTCCCAAGATAACTTGTCATGTATTGGTGAACATCCAGATTTATCAACTTTTAGTTCTGTTATTAAATTAAATGAAGATTATTCTGGAGGCGAGTTAGTCTTCCCAAAATCAGATTTTACATGTTATAATTCTAAGGTCGAAGTAGGAGATAGTATTATTTTTCCTGGTTTGCATCTTTATCCACATTTTACAAAAGAAGTTAGTAGCGGAACCAAATATTCTCTTGTTGGTTTTCTAATATATTCTGGATTTTTAAACGCTGAGTATTGTAATCATTTCTAAATAACGTCATGTGCATCGAAGACACCCAAATGAAAATTTTTCTAGACACTGCTGATACGGATTTAATCCGTAAACATTTTAAGAGTGGATTAGTTGATGGTTTAACTACCAATCCTACTCTTATTAGGAAGAGTGGTAGGAATCATGAAGAGGTATATCAAGAAATTAAAGATATTGGTATAGATGATATTAGTATGGAGGTCATAGGTAGCAAAGAGAATATGATCTCGGAAGGTAAGAGATTGTTTAAAAAGTATGGTAAAGTTACTACCATTAAAGTTCCTTGTACTGTAGATGGTTTAGCAGCATGTAGAACACTTAGTAGAGAACATATTAGGGTTAATGTTACTTTAATTTTTAGTCCTTCTCAAGCAATACTTTCTGCTAAAGCAGGTGCTGCATATGTGTCACCATTTGTTGGTAGAGTTGATGATAATTCATTTGGTGGATTATGTTTAATTAAGGATATTGCCAATGTATATGCAAAACAGAGAGTGGGTGATACTAAGATTTTAGCTGCTTCTCTTAGGGGAGTAAGGGATGTAAGTAGAGCCTTTGAATATGGTGCTCATATTGTAACTATGCCACCAAATGTTTTTGAAGGTATGTATAAACATGTTCTTACTGATAAGGGTTTGGATCAATTCGATAAGGATTTTCTGTCAACAGTAGAAAGTATATGAAGTTAACGAGATATGATGAACATATTCTTCAATATGATGATGTTTGTTCGGATGATGATAGTAATAATATTATAGAGTGGTGCCACAAGCATAGGTATAGGGGTTATGGTGGTGATGAGAACATCGCATCCATGGAAAAAACTTCCATAAGACATAATAAATCATATGATTTAACTAAAACTTTACATTCAACAGATGATGAAGAAGTTAGAAGTGATTTAGAAAAGGCAGATACTTTATGCAATGAAATATTTTCAAAAGTTTATCAATCTTATCAACGGGATGCCAAACTTTATCAGTATTATACTCTTAATTTAAATATTACAACATTAGGATCAGATTATGTCTATAGATGTTATGATGGGAATGAAAAGGAACATTATAATTGGCATGTTGATAGGGATATACAACAAGATTTAATTATTTCACATGTTTTATATCTGAATGATGATTTTGTGGGTGGGGATACTAAATTTCTTGTTCAAAGGTTAAGAGTAAAACCTAAAAAGAATTCTATGCTTGTATTTCCGTGTGGTCCAGGTTTTATACATAAAGCAGCTCCCGTTATATCAGGATATAAGAAGATTATATGGTCATGTTTTTTTAAAGTCTAAATAATCTTCATCTTTAATTGTCTAAATAGGTTAAGCAAAGACCAATCACTGAAGTAGATCTCATGTCTCTCAGCCGTTTAGATAATTTCCTAAAGAATGTTCGAGGAAATATCATATATGTGAATCCGAATGACTTGGATTCTACAGATTCTATTGAAAATCAGGGTAATTCTCTAACCCGGCCTTTTAAGACTATTCAACGAGCTCTTATTGAGGCATCTAGGTTTTCTTATCAAGCAGGTGTAAACAACGATAGATTTAATAAAACTACAATTTTATTATATCCAGGAGATCACTTACTTGATAATAGGCCTGGTTGGATTCCGTATTCTCCTAGTGGATCCGATCTTGCTTATAAGAGTAGGGACGGTGTAAGTGGTAGACAGTTAGCAGCATATAACCCAACATCCAATTTTGATCTTGAGACTTTAGATAATGATTTGTATCCACTTAATAGTATACATGGTGGTGTAATCATTCCTAGAGGTGTATCTCTAGTTGGTATGGACCTTCGTAAAACTGCTATTAGACCGAAGTACGTACCAAATCCAGAAAACGATAATATTGAAAGGTCTGCTTTATTTCGTGTAACTGGTGGTTGTTATTTCTGGCAATTTACCATGTTGGATGCAGATCCAAATACGGTTTGCTTTAAAGATTATACATTTAATAGATTCGTTCCTAATTTCTCTCACCATAAACTGTCATGTTTTGAATATGCAGATGGTGTTAATGCTGTTGATATTAGTGATGAATTTATGACGTTCTCTACAACGAGAACTGACCTTGACATGTACTATGAGAAGATTAGTGATGTATATGATCAAGGTTCTGGTAGACCAATTACTCCTGATTTCCCAGCTGCTGGAGTAGATATTGAACCTAAGATTGATGAATATAGAATTGTTGGTTCTAAGGGTGGTTCTGTTGGTATTAGTAGTATTAAGGCTGGTGATGGAACCGCTGCTGGTGCTGCAACAACTATTACTGCTACATTAAGTAGTAGTCTTACTGGATTGGATGTAGATACTCCAATTATTATTGAAGGTATTAGTGCTGCTGGATATAATGGTCAGTATGTTATCAGTTCTGTTAATAGTACTACTGAGATTGAATATACAGTACAGAATGTACCGACTACAACATTAGAGAATCCTACTAGTGCTACCTTAACATTATCTGTAGATACTGTTACTTCAGCATCTCCATATATCTTTAACGTATCCTTACGTTCTGTATATGGTATGTGTGGATTGATCGCTGATGGTGCAAAATCATCTGGATTTAAATCTATGGTACTTGCCCAGTTTACGGGTATTGGACTACAGAAGGATGATAAGGCTTTTGTAAAATATAATAAAACAACTGGTGCATTTGATGATTCATCGACGATTGATAATATTCATACAAATTCTCTTGCTGTACATAAACCGGCTTACAAGAACGCTCATATTATAGCAAAAAATAATGCTATTCTACAGGTAGTTTCTGTTTTCGCAATTGGTTATGCTGAACACTTTGTTGCTGAGAGTGGTGGTGATTATTCGATTACAAACTCTAACTCCAACTTTGGTTCAGTTGCTTTAGTTTCTAAAGGATTCAGGGATACTCCATTTACACGTGATGATGTTGGATATATTACTCATATTATTCCTCCAAAGGATCTTCCTGATGCTCCATTAACTCTTGAATTTCCAAGTATTGATGTTAATAAAACTCTTGGAGTTGCTAATACTAGTAGACTTTATCTTTATGATCAAACTAACTCAGATAAGAAACCTGACGTTGTACTTGGTGGATATCGTGTTGGTGCAAAGAGTAATGATCAATTAAGGGTACTTCTTGCTCCTGGTGGTACATCTCAGGAGTATTCTGCTCGTATTATTATGAATGATACGGCATATTCTTCAAATAGTGCTGGTGAAGTTACTGGAACTAAGTTATCAAAAGTTAATAGAAGTGTTGCTGGAATAAACAGTGTTGATGCTGATTCTATTATTACACTTACAAATAATCATCAATTCTTAGAAGGTGAAACTGTAAGAGTTATTGCTGAAGATGGTCATATTCCTGATGGTATTGATGAAAATCAAAGGTATTTTGCTATTGTTGGATCTCCTTTGGGTAATGGTGAAATTCAACTTGCGAAGACTTTAAATGATGCTGTTAATAGGAATAAGATTACTATTAATAGTACGGGTGGTGTTCTTAATATAGAAAGTAGAGTATCTGATAAACTTGCTGGTGATGTAGGACATCCAGTACAATATGATAGTGCTCAGTCAAACTGGTATGTAAATGTTGCTTCTGCAGCTACTGAGAATGGCATTTATCCTACTATAGTTGGATTTGGATCAACCTCATTTGGTACAAACACTCCACGGACATATATTAGTCGTAATTCTGATTCTAGAAGTTTAACGGATCAGATTTATCGTATGAGGTATGTTGTTCCTGCTGGAGTTTCTTCTGCTAGACCACCAATTGATGGTTATGTTATAGAAGAATCAGAGACAGGAAATACTGGTTCAACAGATGCAGAGATTTCACAAACAACATTAACATCTAACGTTGAACAAAGAAACTTTAGATTTATTTCTGACGCTCAGTGGACTTCTTCCGATACTACTGCCACATTTAGTACAGAACTTCCTCATGATTTGAATGTTGGATCTGAAGTTCAAATTGTGAATGTTAAGAGTACTGTTAATACTACTGGTATTGGTAGTTCTGGATTTAATAATAGTTATACTGTTACTGGAATTTCTAGTTCTAAGGCATTCCAAGTTGCTCTTGATGCTTCTCCAGGTGACTTTAGTAATAGTACATCTACTAGACAAATTACCGCTCTACCATACTTTAAGAGGAAGAGATATAAGGATACGTATTATTGTTATCGATCTGAAGAACTTAAAGCGCATGTTCCTAATGAACAAGATGGTGTATACCATTTAACGGTCCTCAAATCTTCTATTTCTCCGACACTTTCACAATTTGCTGCGGATAAGTATAATCAAAACTTAGAAGATTTATATCCACAACTTGATAGGGATAATGGTGATAGTAACCCTCAGGCAGCAAGAAGTTATGCAAAATCAGACGTTGTAGGTAAAGTTGTAACTAATGATCTTCGTAGAAGTGTTACTAGAGAATCTATAAACTTCTTTAATGCTGATAGTGGTATATCTATTGGTGTAACTGATATCTATTCTACTTCAACAGGTCTTGCTCATACGGTTTATACAGATACGGAACACGGATTAAATGGCGTTCTTTCTGTTGGTATTGGTAGTTCTGGTTCGAAATATGGTAATGGTACAGCAGCAACTCTTTATAATGCTCAACTTGTAGGTGCAGCAAGTTCCTTTACTGGAAAGGGTGCAAGTGCAAATGTTACCGTTGATGCCGCAGGTGGAATTACGGGAGTAACAATTATTGATCCTGGTTCATGTTATGCAATTGGTAATACTATGTCTGTTGTGGGTCTTGCTACAACAGGTGCTACTGGACATATCACTGGATATGTTACTGTTACTAAGATTGCAGATTCTAAGGATAAAATTGTTAGAATATCTGGTATTTCTTCAGATGTATGGAAAGATTATAATAACATCTATAGAGTTACTGGTGTTTCTACGCATAGGAAATTTGAAGTTGCTTCTGATGTAACAGTTGTAACCCCAGCGATTCGTGGATTGTATAATGCAGCTAGTGATTACGCTTCGTTCCATGTTGCTGGTGATGCAGTAAAAATTACATCAACTGGTGTTGGTTATGATAATACTGCTGGTGTTGCAACCTTTACATCGTCTAATGCTCATGGATTAAGACCTGGACAGAAAGTTAGGGTTGTTGGAACAGGTGCTACATTCTTAGATAAGGAACTTGTTGTTAGTGGAACCTCTGGTATTACATCTGTTTCATTGACTGTTGGTGTTAATACATATGCTCCACAGTATTCTACTACTGCTGGAACCATATACATTTATCCAAGAGGTATTGCAGATAATGATGGTGCTATCAGTATTAATGATGAGAATACTGGTGGAAGAATGTCTCCTTTGGTGACAGGTATTACAACAACATTGTCTGGTGCCATTGCAAACGCAACAACCACATCTGTTAGTATCACTAACGTTTCAAGTAGTGGTCTTAAACTTGGTGATTATGTCATGGTTGATGATGAAATCATGAGAATTAAGAATGATTCTTTGACTTCTGTATTCCGTGGTTTATTCTCTACCCAGGCAGTTGCTCACGCTACTGGATCTCAAGTTAAGAAGATAAAACCAGTACCAATTGGATTGAGACGAAATTCTATTATTCGTGCATCTGGTCATACGTTTGAATATGTTGGATTTGGTCCTGGTAACTACTCTACTGCTTTACCAGAAAAACAAGATCGCGTATTGACTTCTGCTGATGCATTCCGATCACAAGCAAGAAGACTTGATGGTGGTATAGTTAACTATACTGGTATGAATAATAATGGTGACTTCTTTATCGGTAACATCCTTAGTCTTACTACTGGAGAAGAATTCACATTTAATACTCCTATTGTTAGAACTGTTGGTGAAGATGAAGTATCGAAAGATGAATTTACTAGTTCTTCACTAGTTGATGATGCAACGGTTACACAATCACTTAAAGTTGAAGGTGGATCTAAGAACACTAGCGTTTCTGAATTTAATGGTCCAGTTGTATTTGGTGAAAAAGTTCTTTCTTCTTCTACAAAAGGTTTAGAGGCTGTTAACTTCTACTTACAGGGTGATGCTACAGTTTCCAGGAAGATTACTGTAGCAACATCTACTCCTACCGTGAATGGTACTCCTGGCGATATTACATTCTATTCTAAGCCAACTAAGGGTGAATATATTGGTTGGGTATTTACTGAAAATAATGCATGGGTCCGTTGGGGAGCTATATCAGACTCTGCTACCAGTAATAAGTATAGGTTTGATCAAGTTGGAATTGGTACAACTAGTATCCTTGATACTTCTTTATTCCAAGTCAATGGTAGTGGACATGATGTTGTTGTAGTTTCTGCTGCTGGTTCAGTTGGTATTGGTACTACTAATCCAATCGCTGATTTGGATGTAAGAGATACTGTTAACATTGCTGGATCTTGTACTGCATCTATCTACTATGGTAGTGGTCAGGGATTAACTAATCTACCTGTCGATTCATTCTGGGTAGAAAATAGTACAGGTATTCATACCAGTAAGAATGTTGGTCTTGGTACTACTACCGCTTCAAATCTACTAACAGTAGGAAGCGCAAGTACATTTGGAACAGCACTCAATACTATTACTCTACTTAATAATGGACAATCTCGCTTTATTGGAACAGTCAATATTAATCATGGATTAAATGTTACGGGTATCGTTAGTGTCAATCAGTTTGATTTAACTGCTTCTTCTGCTGGTGTAGGTACAATTTATGCAGGTATCGTAACTGCTGCTACATCACTAACAGCTAAGACTTCTGTCTTTGCTGCTGATGGAACAGTTGGTATTAGAACAAGTGCCGCTAGAGATTCTGCTGATATTGATTTGGGTGGTTCTGTAAGATTCACAACTTACTTTGAACCAGTCAAGGCAGTAACAAGTAGCTCCAATGTAGTTGGAATTGACCTATCCGCAGGACAGACATTTACTACAACTGCTACTGAAAATATTACCTCCTTCACTGTAACTAATGCTCCTACAGGGTCAACAACCTTTACGATTAAGATAACTCAAGATTCTACGGGTGGTCGTGCAGTAGGCATAGATACCTTTAAAGATGGTGGTGGTAATGCTATTCCAATTTATTGGGCTGGTGGACTACTTCCTCAAGTTAGTATTGGAGCAAGTGCTATAGACATCTATACGTTTACCACTTTTGACTCTGCAGCTACTTTGTATGGTCTCGTTGGTGGCCAAAACTTCTCTTAATTTGAACTAAAATGAGAAACATTTATCTTAGAAAGATCCCTACTAATGTGGATTATAATTTGCCTGTTATTAGTTTTTCTCAACAACCAGAAGATATGACAATAAGTAGTGGAAGCACTGCAAATTTTGTTGGGGTTGCTACCGTTCAATATAGAAATGCGACAACTAGTGGTAGTGGATCATTTACATATCAATGGTATGATGTTCAAACCAGTTCTCCAGTAGTTGCAGGTTCGGGCGTAACAGTTGCTGGTGTTGCCACTACTGATTTCAGTATAACTGGGTTAGTTAGTCCAACTAATGATGGTAATAAGTATTTTTTAAGAGCTACATTTATACCAACTTATACTGGTCAGGGTGGAACACCAAATGCCGACCCTACATACGTTGATAGTACTGCTGCTATAGTTACTATTAATCCGTTTATGACATTCGTTCAGCAACCTACTACTTCTTAGAACATGGCCAATTATAAGTTTCCATCTGGGTCTACAGTTGCTATTACCGTTAAGATTAGTGTTTCCGATGCTTCTTATTCGGAAGTATTATATACATGGTATAAACGTCCTTCTGGAGTAGATGATGCAGATCAAACTACTGAGTATCAAAAGACATCTGCTAGTAATATTAGTACTATTACAGTAACAGAATCAGCAGATTATTTTGTTATAGTAACTCACCCTCGTGCCGGATCACTTGTTTCTAATATTGCTGAAGTAGAATTTCAACCCGCTAATGCTTGGATATATTGCACAACTAGAGGTACAAATGATACACGTAATAATAGTGTAACTTCAAAACATCAATTGGGAGAATTTTCAGATGGTCTATTGTTTGGACCTTCTGTGGAAAGAAGTATAACGTCGCCAGGAGGTGCTTCTTCTCAGGTTTTGAGTGGAACTCCATGGGCGGGTAATAATTATTATAATGGGGAAGGTGAGATTACTGTAATTCCTACTGAGTCTGATATTAACGTTGAAGTTGAGATATCTGGTGCTGATGGAGCTCCTAACGGTGGAATAGCTAATCCAGGTAAAGGTGGATATGGAAAGGTATTATTTACTATGAAGAAGAATCAGGAATATACTTTTAAACTTGGTGGTGTTACTTGGAATTCAATTGGGGTAAGTAATGGTATAGGTTGGCAAAGTGCTAATGCTGGACTTGGTGGAGGACAGTCTATAATTTATAGAGGACCAAGATATTATATTATTGGTGCTGGTGGTGGAGCTGCTGGGAGAACAGTTGGTTACGATGGCGGTGATGGTGGTGGGCCAGGTATTAATGGTGGAAATGGACTTGGACCAAATGCAGGTCAGGGAGCTACACAAAGTGGGGCAGGAGCTTCTAGAGGTGGTGCTCGATGGGATTGTATGGTTGCATGTACTAGAAATCAATGTGATGCAAACTTCCAAAATGGTTTGGCAGGTAGGGCAAATGCTGGTAAAGCGAGTGGTAACAACGGAGGTGGCGGTGCTGGTAAATGTGGCGGTGGTGCTGGTACTGGTAATGGATCTTCTGGAGGTGGTGGATCAGGATATGTTGATCCAAATGTTGTTGTCGTAGACGCACAACAAGGTGGTAATCCAAACATTAATGTTTCGAGGGGATATAATCAAGGTTTTGTAAAACTTACAGTATATACTGGAGATTTATTGGATCCTATTAGTTATACAGCTGCGACAGTTGTTGATAGACCTTCTGATTATACATATACAAGTAATAATAGAAGAAATAATAGTAGTGGTAGCGGTGCGAGGCGAACATCTACCTCCGGAGGTAGCAGTACTTACACCATTGGAGGTGCTGCGAGAAGTCTTGCTGAACAAGTAGCTCATAATGCAGGATATTCTAGTTATACTGCTTATCACAATGCAGTGAGTCATCCCACTTATGATACAGGTTTCCTTCAAAGTCAACTGAGACGTTAATAATATCTAAATAATACTATACACCTAGGAGGGAGAGTGAACTCCAATGGCCATCTCAAAGAATTTTGTTATTAAAAATGGTCTTGAAGTCGATACCAATACGTTATTTGTAGATAATATATTAAATTATGTGGGGGTTGCAACGACAGTACCCCGACATCATTTGGACGTCCGTGGAAAGATGATATGTACGGATATCCAATGCGATAGTATAATTGTTAACGAAGGTTTATCACTGCAATCAGCTAGTGGTGTTGCTACGTTTGTAGGTTTGTATGTAACATCCTTATCTGTTAGTGGTATTTCAACATATAGTGAGTTGGATGTTGCTACCAGACTTAATGTTGCCCCTGGTATAACATCTGTCAGAGATTTTAGAGCGGTTGGACTTTCTACTTTTGAAGGATATCTTAGATTAAATCAAGGTCTAAACGTCACAGGTATTACTTCACTTGCTAATAGACTTCTTATTGGTACAGGTGGCACTATTTTTACAACCACTACGGGTGGTCAAGTTGCTATTGGTACTGACGTTGCTCCTTATAGATTTAGTGTTGTTGGTCAAGGTGAGACGGCTTTCTATGTGAATGGAAATACTAGAATTGACGGTACATTAAATTGTAGTGATATTGCTATTGCTGGTATTGCTGCTACGGCTCTGGACATTACTTCTAACTTTACTGTTGCTGGTATTAGTACCTTTACAGGAGCTATTGATGGTAATGGTGGTGCTACCATTGATAATATACAACTTGGTATCACGGGTAATAATGAAATTGATACCTCATCTGGTAATCTTACGATTGACTCCGCAGGTGGACTTACAACAATTGATGATAACTTAACTGTTGCTGGATACTTGGCCATTTCTGGTGCTGGATCTACGTTTACTAATGTGGTAGACATGAATGGTGGCGCTACCATTGATAACATAAGAATCGGTATCGCTGGCGATAATGAAATTGATACTTCTACTGGTAATCTTACGATAGATTCTAATGGTGGTACTACGACTATTGATGATACTTTGAGTGTTACTGGAGATCTTAACCTTACTGGTGGATTTAATCTTGCTGAATATATTGTTCATGATGGAGATACAAATACTAAGTTTGGATTCCCAAGTGCTGATACTATTACAGCAGAGACAGGTGGTAGTGAAAGACTGCGAATCGACAGCTCGGGCAGGCTGTTGGTGGGCACTACGACTGAAGGCGAAAATTCTGCTAATGATTTTACAATCGCTGATGATACAGGCAATGTAGGAATGACGATTCGCTCTGCTAATACTGAAGCATGTAGTCTGTTCTTTTCAGATGCAACCACTGGCGCTGCTGAATATGCTGGATACATTCAATATGCCCATGGTACTGATCAGCTAAGACTTGGAAGTGCTGGATCGATTGATTTTCGAGCAAGCGCTACCAGCACTTCATTTATGCACATCGACAGCTCGGGGAATGTTGGGATTGCTTCTGCTGCTCCAAGTACTCCATTGTATGTTGTAGGAGATACTACACTGAGTGGTGATACCACTTTCCATGGCGATAGTTATAATTTAGTCTGGGATAAATCAGATAATGCTCTTGAATTTGCTGATAATGCCAAGGTACTTATTGGTACTGGTGGTGATTTGGAGTTATATCATGATGGAAGTCACTCATATATTACTGATAGTGGAACAGGTAATTTAAAAATAACTGTTAGCCAATTAGATATACTTGGTAGTAGTGAAACTCTGGCTACATTTGTTGATGATGGAGCTGTTACTCTCTACTTTGATAATGCAGTTAAACTTGGTACTACTGCCGGGGGCGCAAAGGTAACTGGTAACTTAGAAACTACTGGTATTTCAACTGCTACTGGTGGATTTGTTGGTGCCTTAACTGGTACAGCAACTAATGCTACTAATGTTACAGTTGCAGATGAAAGTTCTGACACATCATGTAATGTTCTTTTTACAACAGCAGCTACTGGAGACTTAGCGCCTAAGAGTGGTACAAACCTTACTTTTAATTCTTCTTCAGGAGCTTTGACTGCAACAAGTTTTGTTGGTGCCTTAACTGGTAATGTAACTGGTACAGCAACTAATGCTACTCATGTAACCGTGGCTGACAATGAAGCCACAAACGAGAATAACCTTATTCCGTTTATTGAAGATGCTAGTGCTACAGGTAATGTGGGATTAGAATCTGATGGAGATTTCCATTATAATCCAAGTACTGGTACTGTAACTGCTACTTTATTTGCTGGATCTGGTGCTAACTTAACTAGCGTGCCAATGACTGTTACTGAAACATCTTATGGTGGTACGAGTCAAATTTCTTACGCTAGTAATACTTTAACGATTACAGCAAACTCTAACGCATACGGATACCGAACTGTTTCTACTAGTGATCCTTCTAGTGGTGAGAATGGTGACGTTTGGTATAAGTACTAATATAAATAAAAAAAACTATTGATTAAACAAAATGCCTTGGTTTTCTGAAGACGGTAAAGAATATTGGCTTCCCGATGAAATGCCTGAAAAGGGTGAAATGCTGGGTCAGTTGGGGAAGAGATATTTAAGGCCTGATGGAGCTATAGTATCTCATCCGAGGTGGACTCTTGATAGTGGAGCCTTTGTTTCTGATGAGTATCTTTATAGGAATGAAGGGTGGACTCATCTAGTTGAAACAAGTTTTAAACCAGTTTATGAAAATGGAGTTTTGTGTGTTCATGAACTCCCAAAAGAAAAATGGTCTCGTGGTGAACCAAAAGAATATACCTTAGTTAAAACTTATGATGTAGTCGAAACAGTTGATAACCCTCCAGAAATAGGTATACAGGATCCTTTGGGTAAAGACATAGGTTCTTGGCCAACTAATAATAATACTAGAATTATTAAATTAAATGAACCACGTATTGAACAACTTGACGATAGGAAGGTTATTCATATACAATATAAGAAGAAACGTGTAATTCGTGATGTACCAGCAATTAATAAGGTTACTCATCAAGTAGCTGAGAATCCAGAAGAAGAATGGATTGTGGAGGAAAATGAAATCTTCGTCACTTATACAATTAGTGCGATTCATACAGCTGAACATTCGCCACTTTATAATACTGATTTGGTAGATACCGATAACGATCCATATAATGATCAATCTTTGGCATATATTAAATCGATGAGAAATATGAGACTCCAAAGTACAGATTATGCATTTGCAATTGCTATCGAAAAGGGATTGACTATAAGTGATAAACTTAAGAAGTATAGAGATGATCTTCGTGATATAACTGATAATTTAACGGATCTGGAACATGTTGAGTGGCCTAGAAAACCACATTATCCAGAAGAATTTTTTAATGAAACATTTAAATAGGAGGTAAGATTATGTCAGGTCACGTTAAAGATGGTGGTTCATGGAGAGAGATCTCACAACCTTCTGTTAAGGATGGTGATGCTTGGAGAACTGTAACTGCTGGGCATGTTAAGGATGGTGGTTCTTGGCGACAGTGGTATGAACAAGCCGGCGCTTCAGTTGTTCCAGCTGGAGCAATGATGTTGTATGCAGGAGACAGTGCTCCTACTAACTGGGCTATATGTGATGGATCTTCGTATAATACTAGTACATACTCACAATTAAATACCAATATTAATGGTACATA